TTAATAAAACCTAAGTACACGTATGAAAAACTAAAGCGTGTAGAAGTTGGCGGCAAGCGCAGATATGCTGCACCCGGCGGACCTCCTGTAGCAAGTGTAACAACAATCCTTAGCGGCACCAAAGACATGAGCCATCTTATTGCCTGGAAGAAACGTGTAGGCGAAAAGAAAGCACAGGAAATCGTTACTGAAGCAAGTGGTGTTGGTACACGTATGCACAAGTATCTTGAAGACTATGTTGATAATGGTGTATGGACAGAAAGCGCAGGCAGCAATCCATACGCACAGCAAGCATATCAAATGGCATGTGTTATACGTGATGAAGCAATGCTTGATGTAGATGAAATATGGGGCAGCGAAGTTCCTCTTTATGTTCCTGGTATCTATGCTGGTACTACTGATCTTGTAGGACAATACAAAGGCAATCCTTGTATTATGGATTTCAAGCAAACCAACAAGCCTAAGAAGCCTGAGTGGGTAGAAGACTACTATCTACAGCTTACAGCATATGCACTAGGACATAACGAAGTGCATGGTACAGACATACGTGAAGGACACATCTTTATGTGCAGTCGCGGCTTGGAGTATCAGCAGTTTGACTTGTGGCCAGATGAGTTTGCAGAATGGGAACAAGAGTGGTGGAATCGCTGCCGCCAGTATTATGAGAAACATGGATGAAGACAATTGGAGTAGCAGGAGATAGTTTTATGTCTGCAAGACAAGACTATCCGGGTCAACACTTTACACAGCATATCGCTATACATTATGCTACTAACTATAAAACATTTGCTCGAGGCGATTGTAGTAACACACTCATAAGATATCAAGTCAATCAGCTTATTGAAGATGGAGTTGACTTTATCTTTTGGGGTTCAACTCAAGCTGATAGAATAGAAATCAAAGCTGAAAGAGCCCAAGGACATCCTCCTAACTTGTTTGATTTTAATTATCAAGGACTAGAAGATGTTAGTAGTTTAGATTCACGTTTTAAAGAATATCCAAGTATTATTTCGAACAGTTTGACTAGTCTGCTACAACACGATGTTCCAAAGGTTGTTAAAAATATAAAAACATTCTTTGTTAAGAACTACGAATGGAGATCTAAAGCAGATCAAGACGCTTGGATTATACACAGTACATGGGCTACCTTGGTTAGAAGCGGAATACCTTTTGTTTTTATTCCAGCACCTGATTTACAAATTAAACCTAGATTAAACGATTTACTACCAATGGATGCAAAAAATATTATAGATGATTATCCATTGAGTCCACACACTTGGGAGCAAACCGAAGTAACTCCGTATCACACTACAAAACTTGCGCAAGAAAACGGTTACGGCGATTGGGTGCAATCAGGACGATTGGATAAATACTTAAAATGATCACTAGGAGTATAACATGGCCATTGTTCAAATTTCTCGCATACAGAACAGACGCGGTAGAGAACTAACTGAAATTGGTATTCCGCAGTTAGCCGGCGGCGAAATTGGTTGGGCAATTGATACACAAAAGATGTATATCGGTAACGGTGCAGTTAGCGAAGGCGCCCCAGCAGTTGGTAATACTGAAATTCTTACACAACACAGCGATATCTTTGCACTAGCTAATTCTTATATCTATAAGAATACTAGCAACCTTTGGGGTTCGACTGCAAAGATAGCACAAACACTTGAAGCTAAACTTGATGCCACAACAACAGTAATTGACTTTGGTGCAGTTGGAGATGGACTTGGTACTGATGATGCGCCGGCGTTCCAAGCAGCAATTGATGCACTTTATTTACGTAGTCTAATAAGCAAAGAAAAAGTAACTCTTAAGGTGCCAGCAGGCGAATACATTCTACGCAGTACAATTTACATTCCGCCACTTGTAAGTTTGGTTGGTGACGGAGTTGGTAAAACTATACTTTACACCGAATCAGATACTACAGCTACCGCAAGTACAAAACCAATGTTTGCATTTGCAAACGGTAATGCCCAGCCTGGTGTTTATACAGGGTTAGCACAAACAGTTCCAGTAACAAGTTCTGATACAACACAAGTAAGACACAATAATATCAGCGGAATGACACTACGCAACAATAGATTTAGTGCAGTATTCCAAATGCGTGAAGTTGCACGTAGTAACTTTAGTGATTTAAAAATTGAAGGTGTGTGGACATTTGGCGGCGACTTTGGAGATGCTGACGAAAGTTTTCACGTAGTGTTTGATATGATCGGCACTGGTAATGCACAGTGCATTGAAAATACGTTTACAAATATTGATTGCGATAACTTCTATCACATTGTTGAAGCACCGCACGATGCAGATAAAAATGTATGGACAAATATCAATGCAAGTATTTGTTGGCAAGCATTTGTAATGGGCGTAGGATCATTAAATAGTGCAAATGGATTTGCGACTGGTCCTAGTTATAATATTATTCAAGATAGTAAATTTGATCTAGTTTATAGAGACACACTTCTATTTGAAAATGGAAACTACAACACCAGTCAAAACAATACATTCTTAAACTGTGGCAACGATGGTGGCGACGAAGGCCAATGTGTTACACCTGTTATTAGTTTTACAAATGATATGGACAACAAGACTGAAAACGATCACTTCCAAAGAACACTACGTTTGTCACCACATAGATCAGCAGGCGATAGTAGTATAATTGATCCGCACATTGGAACCAACTACATAGCTGATGTTGCAGGTAGAGTAAATTTTGATAACAAAACACGCCATTCAATCACTATCGGAAATACACAGGTAGATGGTGGCACAGATCCGGTTGACATTCTTAAATTACCGTTGTATAATGAAGGAGTAGTTTACTTAGACTATCTTTACGAAGGACAACGAGTAAACGGCGTAGATGCAAACATTTTTTTAAGACAGACAGGAACTATGGAATTTCATTACGATAGCAACAACACTACCTTGCTAGTGAATCAAACAACTGATTTTACAGGTGACACAACTTATCTAGCGAACTTTGTGTTTTCAGCAACAACAGACGACATCGACGGTTCGTTATCGCCTAGCATTGTTGTCAAGTGCAAAAACCTAACGCCATTAACAGAAGACCTATTCACTTACTCTTACCGTGTACGTGCGTAGTTATGTTTGATAAAAATATTGAAGACCGGCTTCGTGCCTGGTATGATTTTAGACAACATCTAGAAACAGATGAACAGCCTTTTAAAAGCACAGTAGAGTTATATAATACTGCGCCAATATCTGCTTTTTGTATTGATCCGTACACTCCTTCGAACTGGCCAACTCCTTGGGAACTACTTGAAGAAAACAAGTACGATGAGTTTGGATATATTTTAGGAATTGGTTACACTTTAGGGTTAACTGAACGTTTTTCTACTAGTGTCAAAGAGATACATATTACACAAGACAAAGATAGATCCACTTCACATTACTTGTTTTTTGTTGACGATAATGTGATTGGATATGACCGAGGAAGCATCATTAAAAAAGAAAATTTACCCGACAATTTAGTTGTCGAATCAGTATATTCGTTACCGAACGAATACTAAATACCAAACATTGATAGAAGGAAAAGAGAGAATGATTCAAGTTACCAAGCGCAACGGCGATAAAGAAACACTAGACGTAGAAAAGTTACACAAAGTTGTATTTTTTGCATGTAACGACATTACAGGAGTTAGCCCAAGCGAGGTAGAAATTAAAAGTCAAATACAATTTTTTAATGGTATGAAGACAAGCGAAATTCAAGAAACTCTTATCAAAGCAGCAGCAGATCTTATTAGTGAAGAGACTCCTAACTATCAATATGTCGGTGGTAGACTTATCAATTATGCATTGCGTAAGGAAGTCTATGACGGCTACGATCCTTGCCATGTAAAAGAATTAGTTGAACGCAACATTGAAGCTGGGTTTTACGATCCTGAATTAATTACAAAATACAGTGACGAAGAGTGGGATAAAATTAATAATTTTATTAAACACGAGCGTGATGAAAACTTAACTTATGTTGCTATGGAACAACTCCGTGGTAAGTATCTTTGTCAGAACAGAGTAACTGGTGAGATATTTGAAACACCGCAGATGTGTTACATACTTATAGCAGCAACATTGTTTGCAGATTACTCAGTAGAAACTAGACTAACATGGGTAAAGGAATATTATGATGCTATTAGTTTACACGACATTAGTTTGCCTACTCCTGTTATGGCAGGTGTACGCACGCCGCAGCGTCAATTCTCATCTTGTGTCCTTATTGAAACTGACGATAGTCTTGATAGCATTAATGCTACTACTAGCAGTGTTGTAAAGTATGTAAGTCAAAAAGCAGGCATTGGAATTGGCGGCGGCAGTATCCGTGCTATTGGTTCTCCAATCCGCAAGGGCGATGCTTACCATACAGGTATTATCCCTTTCTACAAGATGTTTCAAGCAGCAACAAAGTCATGCAGCCAAGGCGGTGTGCGTGGCGGAGCAGCTACAATTTATTATCCTATTTGGCATTTAGAAGCAGAAGAAATGCTTGTGCTAAAGAACAACAAAGGCACAGAAGAAAATCGTGTGCGTCATATGGACTATGGTGTACAGTTTAACAAACTAATGTATGAAAGACTTGTTACAGGCGGCGATATAACTCTTTTCTCGCCTAGTGATGTGCCGGGCTTGTATGATGCGTTCTTTGCAGACCAAGATAAATTCCGTGAGCTATATGAAACAGCTGAACGTAATACACGACTACGCAAAAAAACTATTCCCGCCGCACAACTATTTGGTAGCTTTATGGAAGAGCGTAAGAACACAGGTCGTATCTATCTACAGAATGTTGATAATGCTAATGACCACGGCGCATTCCTTCCTGACGTTGCACCTATTAAACAATCAAACTTGTGTGCAGAGATTGACTTACCAACAAAGCCATTAAAGAGTTTTGATGACCCTGATGGTGAAATTAGTTTGTGTACGCTGAGTGCAATCAACTGGGGTAATGTTAGAACTCCGGCAGACTTTGAACGTGTAGCAAAACTAGCAGTACGTGGACTTGATGCACTACTAGATTACCAAAACTATCCTATCCTAGCAGCACAGTTATCTACAGAGAAACGCCGTCCTTTAGGCGTTGGTATTATTAACTTTGCATATTGGTTAGCCAAGAACGGTCTTGATTATCAAAATATCGATGCTGAAGGGTTAGCAATGGTAGACGAGTATGCAGAAGCATGGAGTTACTATTTGATTAAAGCAAGTGCAGACCTAGCAGCAGAAGTTGGCGCACCAAGTGGCAACATGGAAACAAAGTACGGACACGGTATTACACCTAACCAAACGTATAAGAAAGACTTAGACGAGTTGGTGCCGCATGTTGAGCGTATGGATTGGGATGCACTTAGAGCACAGCTAAAAGATACAGGCATTCGTAACTCAACACTAATGGCACTTATGCCAAGTGAAACAAGTGCGCAGATTGCAAATGCAACCAACGGCATTGAACCTCCACGTAGTTTGATTAGTGTGAAGCAATCAAAGCACGGTGTTCTTAAACAGGTTGTACCAGAGTACAAGCGTCTAAAGAACAAGTACGACCTACTGTGGGATCAGCAATCGCCAGAAGGTTACTTAAAAATTATGGCAGTGTTGCAGAAGTACATCGACCAAGGCATCAGTGTAAACACAAGTTACAATCCAGTGTTCTATGATGATGAAAAGATTCCAATGAGTACAATGCTACAACACATGCTTATGTTTTATAAATACGGTGGTAAGCAACTGTATTATTTTAACACACACGATGGTCAAGGCGAATTAGATATCAACAAAATGATGGGTGCAGAAGCTTTACCAGAACTTGAATCAGCTGACGTCGAAGACGAATATTGCGAAACCTGCGTTATCTAGTTGACAAACTAGAAAACATATGCTATAACTTAAAAAAAGGATACACACATGAGCGTTTTTGATACAACAAATAAAACTGATCACACAAAGGTTCTAGCGTTTTTGGATCCGTCGGGCGGTCCGACTATCCAACGCTACGATACACTAAAATATAAGAGCTTTGACGGGCTAACTGATAAGCAACTTGGTTTCTTTTGGCGACCAGAAGAAGTTGATGTAACCAAAGACAGCAAGGACTTTAAAGCACTTACTGACCACGAGCGTCATATCTTTACAAGTAATTTGAAGCGTCAGATCCTGTTGGATAGTGTACAAGGTAGAGCACCAGTAGAAGCATTTGCTCCTATTGTGAGCTTGCCAGAGATTGAGAACTGGATCCAGACATGGACATTCAGTGAAACAATTCACTCACGTAGTTATACACACATTATTCGCAACGTATACAGCAACCCTAGTAAAATCTTTGATGAACTAATGGACATTGAAGAGATTGTAGATTGTGCTGGAGATATCTCAAAGTACTATGACGACTTAATTGAGCAAAGCATGTGGTACAACTTGTTAGGCGAAGGCACTCACACAGTCAATGGTAAAAAGAAAACAGTTGATTTATATGAACTAAAGAAAAACTTGTGGCTTACACTAATGAGTGTAAACATCTTAGAGGGTGTGCGTTTCTATGTATCATTTGCGTGTAGTTGGGCATTCGCTGAACTAAAGAAAATGGAAGGCAATGCTAAAATTATTAAACTAATTGCTCGTGATGAAAACTTGCACTTGGCAAGTACACAAATGCTACTAAAGATTCTTAAAACAGACGACCCAGACTATGCTAAGATTGCAAAAGAAACAGAAGCTGAATGTATTCAGATGTTTGTAGATGCAGTTGATCAAGAGAAAGCATGGGCAAAGTATTTGTTTAAAGACGGCTCAATGATTGGTTTGAATACTGAACTACTAGGACAGTATATTGAATGGATTTGCACACGTAGAATGACTAACGTAAATCTAAAGTCGCCTTATAGTGTAAAGAATAACCCACTGCCGTGGACACAGAAATGGATCTCAGGTGCAGATGTACAAGTTGCTCCACAAGAAACAGAGATTACAAGTTATGTTTCAGGTGGCACAAAGCAAGATGTTGAAGCAGATACATTCAAAGGCTTTAGTCTATGATTGAGGTATGGGGTAAAGAGAATTGTGTGTTTTGCAACAGGGCAAAAAGCCTATGCGAAACACGGCAGTACGAGTACACCTACAAACAATTAGACGTAGACTTTACTAGAGAACAAGTTTTTGAAGTATTTCCAAATGCTAGAACATTTCCTCAAATTAAAGTCGGTGGCAAAGCAGTTGGCGGCTATGATGAATTTGTAAAATACTTAGAAGATACTGGATATAACGGAACAGGGTATACTTTATAATGGCACTTCGTAAACCTCGAGCAACAAAAACTAAGATGAAAGTTGCTGCAAAACGAGCAACAAAAATTACTAAAAAGCGTAAAAAATAAATGGCATTCCTGTACAACGACAAGGGCGTACTGTTTTTCTTTAACAAGTGTGGCACTACTATGTTGCGACATACAGTGTCAAAAGACTATGTTTGGGTCGAGCATGATTCGGCTTATCCAGCAGCAGGAAGAACTAGTGTAAAAGAATATATGAGGCGCACTCCAAACAGAAAGCCAATGTATATTTTAGTTCGCGATCCAATAGAAAGATTTATTAGTGGTTACTGGCACTACTGGAGGCATTGGAATCACAATTTTGACAGGACAAAATATTTTGTAGATAATCGCCATCTGCCTTCTAAACTAGTAACTGAATACACATTTGATGTACATATGAATTTAGTAAAACAATATGATAATGTAAAACTTGCTGATTTTAAAAGAAATCCAGCATCGCCATTGGCACATGATTCTGCTTTCTTTCGACACTGTGTACACGATATTGGCGATGAATATACCGATGATATGGAAATAGTAAGACTAGGTACAAAAAGTAAGAATCCGTTTCTCAAGACATTATTAAGTACTACTAAATTTAATGCAAAAGACGGCCCAGGAAACCATTACAACTACCCAGATTTAGAAATAAGTGACGAACACTTAGAATACATACAAAATAAGTTTAAAAAAACAAAAGAAAGATTTGGATACGAATGATTATCGAAGCACCATACAAAACAAACGATACAATTACAATCAAAACAACCAGCGGCGACGAAGTTGTTGCACGTTTTGTTGAAGAAAACGACAAAACTATTACAGTTAGTAAGCCCCTTGCACTAATGGCAACACAGCAAGGAATGGGTCTAGCACCATTTGCATTTACTATTGCACAGGATGCAAAAGTACCGATAAATAAGAGTACAGTGATGTTTGTGTGCAAAACAGAACCAGAAATGGCCAAACAATATATGACTAGCACCACAGGCATTCAAATGGCCTAGGAGTATAAATGCCTCAGTTAGTTACTGACAAATATAAACATGTAGGACACGCAAGTCCTACTCCAAATCCTTTCCACCAAACAAAATATGTTGCCTCACAAACCAGCGTATTTGCTGGATTAGGTAACGTAATTAGAGATGGAGATGCAACATCATGTGGCGATCCAGTAGTAGGCACAAGTCCAAACGTATACTGCGAAGGCGAACTTGTTCATAGATCAGGCGATGCCACAGGAGGACATGGTAGTTTTCCAGCAAACTCGGCTCTCAACGGTGTTGCGTCTGTGTTGGTAAATGAATAATGGCAAATCCAAACTATGCTAGTTTACTGGCTCAGATTGCAGTAGAAACCGATCCAGGAATTAAAGCAAGTTTGATAGCTCAGACCTATGTGTTTAACACAGCACTAACCGAAGCTGAAATAGAGCTGTTTGAGTATACAACATCTAATTACATCGAAGACAATCCTGGTGTAGTTGGAAATTCTCTAAATTCATATGTGGGTAAATACTACAATGATAACGGAGAACAAACATAATGGCTGTAACAAAACGTTCTACTAAAGGTTCGGCGTTAACCTATACAGAAATGGATGATAATTTTGATGCTATTGCACCTCGCACAAGTGTAAGTGGTTCTGTACAAATTCCAATTGGTAGTACAGCAGAGCGTGATAGTTCTCCTACTTTAGGTTCTTTAAGATATAATAATACACTTAATTTATTTGAAGGGTATACTAGTGTAGGATGGGATCAACTTGCAGCTACTCAAGCAAGCGGCGAGATAAATCAAAATGCTTTTAGTACCTTTGCAGTTTCTGGGCAAACAAATATTGATGCAGATAGTAAAACAGATACAATCACTTTAGTAGCTGGAACAAACATCTCTATCTCAACAGATTCTGCAACCGATAGTATAACAATCACAAATGGTTTTACACAAGATTTTGCATTCAGTAGTCTCACAGGAGTTCCTACGGATGTAAGTGCATTTACAAATGATGCTAACTATATTAATTTAACAGAGATTAGTGTAACAACAAATGCAGTAGGAACAGCAGCGTTATCCTACGACAACACTACTGGCGAATTTGATTACACTCCGCCCGATCTAAGTAGTTATTTAACTAGTGTGGCTTTTGCCGATTTAACAAGCAAGCCCACAACTTTAGCAGGATTTGGTATCACTGACGGAGTTAATCAAGCAAATATCGATAGTGCTATTGCTAATGTAATTGATAGTGCTCCTGGTGCATTAAATACGTTAAATGAACTAGCAGCAGCATTAGGAGACGATCCAAATTTTGCAACTACAGTTATTGATAGGTTTAGTCGTATTGAAGATAATGTTTTTAACATTACAGCAGACGATTCTACTAGCATTAGTATTTCTCGAGGTGAAACATTTAGCATCAAAGGCGGAACTTCTATATCAACAACTAGTGATATAGAAGGTAACATTACTGTTAATTTTAGTAACCCAGGTTACATACAATTAAACAGTTTAAGTTTTATTGCTAGTGCAACCGCAAGTGGATCGGGCAGTGTATCTTATGACAACACTAATGGACAATTTCAATATACACCACCTGACTTGAGCAGCTATCTTACTAGTATAAATGGCGAAAATATAAGCCAGTTAACCAATGATAGCGGTTACATTACAAGCATATCAGGACTTAATAATAGCGATCTAACCAATGATGCAGGATTTATCACAACACCTGTTGCAAATGGCAGTAGTATTACCTTTGCTGATAATGGCAAACTAGCACTAGGTGCATCGGCAGATTTTGAAATATTTCATGATGGCACTGATAGTATTATAAAAGATACAGGAGCTGGCGACGGCTCTGGTACAACAAAAATTATATCCTCTACAACTATTGTCCAATCTTCAGGCGGAAGTAAATTTGCTCAGTTTAAAAGTTCAGCAAGTACATTATACTACGACAATAATGAACGATTAGCAACCAGCAACGATGGTGTTACAATTACTGGTAGTCTAAACGGACACACTCTTCCTACAGGTAGCGGAGGTACCTATGCCTTACTTTCTGATATTTCCGGCGGCGGTGGAGGAGGATATGCAGATGCAAGTGTAGATGCGCATTTAAATACTAGTACTGCAGGCTCAGGTGACGTTTTAGGTTGGGATCCAACTTTAAACAGTAACACCGGCGATTATATTTGGACAACAAAAGGAATCGCTAGTGTAGCTGCTGACATTACTCCACAATTAGGTGGTAACCTTGACGCACAAACATATGATATTACAAGTTTAGGCACAATTAATACTCATAGTATACCAGGTGGAACACCAGGAACCTTTGCATTAACAAGTGACATTATATTTACACCAAGTTCAACTGATACATTAATAAATAAAAGTGGTAACATTAGCCAGTGGACAAACGATAGTAACTATCTTACAAGTGTTGCATTTTCTGATCTAACAGGAACACCAACAACACTTGCCGGATATGGAATTACAGATGGCGGCAGCGGCGATGTTGTTGACGATACATCGCCACAATTAGGCGGTAATCTTGACATGCAAACTTATAGTCTTACTACCTCAACAACTAATGGCGATATTGATATTACTGCAAACGGTGGAGGCAGTATTAATTTAAAGTCTAATGTAACTGAATTTTTTAGCAGCGAAGGCGCAGTGCAATCAACAAAGCTTCTAGATACTAGTAGTGCAAATCATTTTTCTATAACATTAGTCGGCAGTACAACTTTCGTATTTCAAGGATATGCATCTGGAGTTGAGTCTTTTACATTATATCTAAATAGGAGCTCAAGTAATCCAACTTTTAGCATTACTTGGCCGTCTAGTGTATTATGGTCTGGTGGCGTTCAGCCTGACGTGCCAAATAATGGAGAACTGGACATTTATGTGTTTACTACATTCAATGGCACATCTTGGTTTGGGTTTCAAGCCGGAGACGCAATGGCATGATTATAACCAAAATGCTCATGGCAGCATCTGGCTCAACCGGATACAATAGCACTTATGCAATTGTTCCAACAGCTAACAATATCGATGAAGGAAGTGCATTAACGTTCAATGTGACTACAACTAATATATCTGATGGAACCGATCTATACTGGGAAGCAAGTAATCAAAGTGAGCTAGATGACACAGATGGAGTAATAACTATTAACAGTAATGCTGCTTCTTTTACAATTACTCCTACCGCAGACGCTAGTAGCTTTGATGATGATGCAGAAACTTTTAGAGTAGAACTATATACGTACATTCAAAATACACCAGGTACTGATGTTTTAGCAACATCAGTATCGGTTACTATTAATAATACAAGTGTTAATCCAAGACTATATAAAATTTCTACTATCGAGTATCCAAGTATCGGTGTAGGACCTCGACTACATGGCTTAGAAGCTACTGGATTAAAGAGTGTAGGGTCTGGCGGCCTTGGAGAGATCATTTACAATCCTAGTGTTATGCCAAACAATAGAGGATTTCTTGCATCTGCCTCTGCCAACAGCGGCAAACAGTATTATCAATCTAATTTTAGATTTTTTCCAGGCGATACTGATGCAGATCCTGACTGGCTACAAAATCGGCAAGGACTATTTGAATCACAACAACAACAACCCGTGGCTAGTCAGTCTGATATAGGAACACATACAATATATATTGATAGTACAACTATTATAACAG